ATCCTGAACAGACCGACCGTTATTAATCAGTCAGGAAACACGATCGACGTAGCGGGCGAGGCAGGACCGGAAGCCGTAACACCGATCGAGACACTGAAAAAGTACGTCCGCGAAGAAGTGCGGGCCAACAATGCAGACCTGATAAAAGCGCTTGCTGAGGTCCTTGGAGATCTCGGATTGACGATGGAAAACGTGATTAATCTTGGAGACGAAAGAATCTACCAGAAAGTCGTGAAATTAACCATCAAAGAGCTGAACAGACAGCAGATAAGTAAGCCTGTCTGGAAAGGAGGCTTTGCATGATTGACGATTACGAAGTTATTTTTGCAGGGGTCAGTTCTGCCGACCTCTGCATTTTTGCGGTCAACAGGCCGAACATCCCTGCAGCAGAACGGGACATCGAAACTCTGGAAGTGCCGGGAGTAGATGGGGCTTATCATATCGACAATGGCCGTTACAAGGAGATGACAATCTCGATCGAGATGAACTATATCGGCCCGGAATCGAAATGGCATGAAAAATGGCGGGAAATCAAACGATGGGCGCAGGAGAAAAATGCAGAACTGATCCTGAATGACGATCCAGTGTTTGTGTACCGCGCCTATTATGCAGTTTTAAGCGAAAACAGCAGAGAAAGCCTGCGGGTGGGAAAATTCACGATCACATTCTATTGCTCACCGTATCTGTACGTACGCGGAAGCGATGAATATGAAAAGCCATATCCAATGACGGTATACTGGGGTCACAAAGTAGGCGGCGGAGGATACGTGCTGACAGAAAACGGCCAGAAAGTAGCCACAAAAAGAAAGTTTTTTACACTGACGAATGAGTATGACACCTCGTGCCCCAAAATCAAAATTGAGGGCCACGGAGAGTGCTGGGGACGAATCAACGGAAATGAGCTGCTTGCACAGGTCAATGGAACACTGATCATCGATACGGAAAAAGAAATCACAGTGAATGGACAGGGACAAAATGCGAGCAACAAAATTAAAGGAAATTATGAAGATTTCTATTTGAATCCGGGGGAAAACGTTATTTTGTTTGACTCTGCGTTTGAAATTTCGGTTGCACCGCGTTGGAGGACAAAATGATACAGGTTTACAAGCCAGAAAACAAAAATTATGAAAATAACGGAGACTGCGTGCTACATCCAAAGAAATGCGAACTGACTATGCAGCTTAACGGAGAATGGGACATGGATATTGAGTGCGCGGCAGATGCGCTATATATTGAGTGCCTGAAAGCCGGATCCGTTATCACGGCGCCGACTCCATACGGAGAAAATGAGCAGTTCCGGGTGTATGATGCAGAAAAGGAGATGGGTGGACTTGCCGCAAAGGCACGGCCCATCTTTTTTGATGCATCAAGAGAAACCCATCTGAAAGATGTGCGGCCAACACAGTGCACGGGCACGGAGGCGGCGGAGAAGATCAGCGTTGGAAAATATCGTGTTGTTTCGGACATCACGGATATCAATACCGCGTACTACGTCAGGAAGAATTTGATCGAGGCGTTGCTGTCTGATGATGAAAACAGTTTTATCAGCAGATGGGGCGGAGAACCTATTTTCCAGAATTATATGTGCCAGATGAAGAAAAGGGCCGGAGGAGATTACGGAGCAGAAGTGCGGCTTGGATTTAACATGAGCTCCGTCAAGGCGAAAGTAAACATGGATAACGTGGTTACCAGAATCATTCCGGAAAGCTACAACGGGTACACGTTGCCAGATGATAGTTATTATGTGGACAGTCCAAATATTGGAAAATATCCGATTGCCTACACAAAAGTTGCGCAGTATGAAGATGTGAAGCTACAGGCGGATTGCAGAACCGATGAAACGGGATACGCAACACTGGAAGATCTGCAGAAAGCATTACGGGAAAAAGCGAAAGCAGATTTTGAGGCAGGATGCGACCTACCGGAAATCACATATGAAGTGGACCTTATCAACATCGAAAACACAATTGAGTATGCAGATGTGGAGAATCTTGTGAAAATCGGTCTCGGAGATTACGTGAAAGTGGAGAACAAAGATCTGCAGATATCAACAAGGGAACGTGCTGTGAGCGTGGTGTGGGACTGTATCATGAAAAGAAATACAACCGTCACGCTCGGATCCGCGGAGAACGATTATCTGGATCGGATCAGTGCGGCAATGAAAATGGCAGAGCTGGCGCTGAACAAAGACGGAACCGTAAAAGGCGATCAGGTAACCGGAATGATTAATCTGATGAAAACAAGACTGAAAGCAACTGCAGAGAATGCGGAAAAACAGGCGGCAAAAGCAATCCTTTTCGAAGAATTGGACAAGAACAGCGACCTGTACGGAGCGATGGCACTCGGCACAACGGGATTTTTGATCGCATCCGAAAGAACGCCGGACGGCAGAGATTGGGACTGGAAAACATTTGGGACGGGTCAGGGATTTCTAGCAGATTATCTCATTGCAGGGGTGCTGCTGTCGCAAAATTATAAAGATGGAGAACAAGGATTTAAGCTGGATCTGAACAGCGGAAAAATTTTTGCGTCACTGTTGGAAATCTTTGGAAAAGAAGCAGGGAAACCATGCTCGGTTGCTTTGGAGAATGGAAGAATTTTGGTAAAAGAATCCAGCGGAAAGCCAGTTATCCAGATATCACCACTCCAAAATGTGGATATTGTGACAGGAAAAAGCACATGGTCGGGAATGATCGGAAAAGGAAACACCTTCATCGAGGTGAATCCACAAGATGATTATATCAGGTTCAGGGCAGGGGCGATCTACGAGGGATATTCCGGATCTGCGGGATTGAGTGGGAAACTCGTGTACTCTGACGAAAGTTATCTGGTTATCCGAAACGGAAGAATCACGGGAGGAAGGATCAAGAAATCGGATGGAACGTGGGAGGAACTGAAAAATGGCACTAATTAGCTCAAATGCTTATCTGAGCATGGAAAATGCTACAGACAATGCGCAGTACATCTATAATTTTATGATCCGAAATGGAGCGTCGCAGAACGCGGCGCTTGCCGTGCTGGGCAATATGTACGCGGAATCCACCTGCAATCCGGGGATCTGGCAGAATCTCGACAGCAGTAGAACAGACCTGGGATTTGGGCTGGTGCAGTGGACCCCCTCAACGAAATATACAAATTGGGCCGCAGCGAAAGGATACGAGAGCAAGAACATCAATGGACAGCTGCAGCGGATCCTCTACGAAAAAAACGTAGGGATCCAGTGGCAGAAAAGAACCACATCAATGTCATTTGCGGAATTCTGGAACTCCGGAGAAAGCCTGGAAACGCTGGTAGAATTATTTGAACTCAATTATGAGCAGCACGCCGGAGCAGTACAGCCAAAAAGAAAAGAGTATGCGAATTACTGGAAAACGCATCTGACGTTGGATGATGATTCGGTGGAAAAAATTGAAAAGGCGATTGCCTGGATGCTGAATATCGCGGCGGATAACTCACATGGGTATGATCAGGGGTATCGGTGGGGGCCAGATTATGACTGTTCCTCGTTCTGCATCACAGCGTGGCAGGAAGCCGGCGTGCCGGTGAAAACGTATGGAGCAAGCTACACCGGAGATATGCGGGCGGTATTCCTGCGCTGTGGCTTTTCGGATGTGATCGGGAGTGTAGACGTCTATTCCGGATCAGGTCTGAAACGCGGCGATGTGCTGCTGAGCGAGGGCTATCATGTTGCTACCTATATAGGCAATGGACAGATTGTACACGCATCTCAAAACGAATTCGGTGGAGCAGTGGGAGGACAGACCGGGGACCAGACGGGAACCGAAATCTGCACAAGAAGTTATTATTCCCACACACCGCCATGGGATCATGTATTGAGATATAAGCAGGGCGGCACAGAGGAGACACCAACACCAGAACCAACGGCAACAGTGTACCCAGTGCAGTGGATACCGGCATAGAGAGGAGACGAAAAAAAATGGACATGACAATGTTTGAGTGGCCGACGAAAGCCAAAGTCGAAAGCACAGATTATGTAGCGATTTGCGACGCAGACGGAAATGAGAAAAAAATTGCCGTGGATGATTTGAAAAATATCCAGAAAGCAGAAACCACAGGGGAAACTGTGGAGGAGTGGCTGAAAACAAAACTGAAAAGCTATGCAGGATTTTCGGAAGGATTCTACCCGGATCTGGGCGGATGGTCCGGCGGAACAGATGTATTCGGACTGGCCACGAAAAAAGGAACAACAGTGCAGTACGTAGGTTTTATGGGGGATGGGAAAATTCGAATGGGATCTTACAACACACAGAACGAAACCTACAAAATATATATGCACGGTGACGAGCTGGCGAACCATCCGGTCGGATCTATATGGATCACAGAAACAGAAACAGCGGATCCGAACCAGATTTTCGGGGGAACGTGGGAAAGATACGCAAAAGGAAGAACACTGGTTGGCGTCGATGAAAACGATACAACAAAAAAATGGAACAATGCAGGAATCACGGCGGGAGTTGAAGAAAATGATATCGAACACAAACACATAGAAACCAATGGAGCAGATGGCGGCCGGATGTATCAGATTTTCGGGGATGATGGAGGCCCATATGGATCTGTAGTGCAGACGGGAAAAACGGCGGCTTCTTGGGCGGCTGAGGCAAATGTTGGAAATGTCAGGCTAAACAAAGTGTCTAACATGATTGACCGTACAACGAAAATTAATAACATGCCGCCGTACATCACGGTGTATATCTGGAAACGTACAGCATAGGAGGAAAATCATGAGAGTGCTTGAATTTTCAGTTACAGGTCAGCAGATCGAAAAGAGAGGGGATTTTTCCGGTCTGGTGGCGGGCAGCGAGCAGTATATGACAGCGAAATTCTATTTCGACCGAGAATGGGCTGGAAAAGTAAAAGTAGCAGAGTTCCGCCGGATCGACTCGAAGATCGCAGAATGCTTTTCGGAAAAAATCACCGGAAACTGCTGCATCGTGAGAACCGAGGTGCTGCACGGGAAAAAGTGGTACGTGAACGTAGTCGGACTGGGAAAAGACGGAATGAAGTTGTCAACAAACAGGATAGAAGTGAAGCAGGAGGAATGACATGAGCACAACAGACGAATTACTGGAAGAGATGCTGGAAGATGTGGAAGAGTACGCGACACCAGTCACGGACGATGATCTGCAGTTCTGGATTGACGAACATCTGAGAGTGATTTCTATCCCGAAAAACGGCGTAGTAGCCGGAGTAGAGGGTGAT